TACTTCGACTTAGGGGCCGCAGTGGCCGACACTCTCTTTCCACAGGCGTGCATGTAATGCCAGTCATCTACGAACATCGGTCTTTGCCGGCTCCTGCTTCTGGGCCGGTGAGCCTCTACTCGAACCCCTACAATGAGGCCGTCGCATATCTGCAAGGGAACACGTCGGGCAATGGCGTAGAGAATGCGACCACCCGCGCGGAGCTTTCGCGATATGACGCGGTAGTTCTTCAGTGGAAGTGGCCGGCCGCGCAGAGCCTTGAGACGACCTACATGGCGCAGCTCCGGTCGGCTCACCCACATCTCAAGATCATGATGTATTGCGATTGTCGCTTCGTTACGGACGGCGACTACGGCGGCGGCGGCACGACCACCATCGTCAGGACAATCATCGACTCCGCAGGCGCGCCGGCTCGGTGGAAGGCGGAGAATGTCGCGAACGATTGGCTATCTCACAGGTTCAATTTCGGCTCCTGCCGCGCGTCAAACCCGACCGACATCACAGGTACAAACTCGGCAAGCGACACCTTCGCCGTTGCTTTTATCAAGCAGTTGGAAACCTACTTTCAGCTTTCGCTCTACGACGGCGTGATGTTCGACGACGTGAACATGATCGGCAACAACCTGAGCCTCTACGGGGTAAATGCCGACATCAACTGGGATTACCTGAATAACGGAACCGCCCCGAACTACTTGAGCGACGCGGCGGCGAAAACTGCATTCGCCGCCGGGCAGGAATATCTAATCAACACGGTGTACCGCTCCCGCCATCCTGGCAAGTTGGTAGACCGAAATACCGACCCGGCCTACTGGTACCGGCAAACGGAGGCAAACGGCTGCCCCGTGCGTCCTTTCTCCGCGCACCCGTACCACGAGTCCGACGACGTCGCGATCTGTGAGGGGCTGTTCTCGTTCACCGGCGGATTCGCAGTGTTTGGCCGGACTGACGATGTTTACCCTTTTCAAAGCTACTTCAATACGCCAGATATGTTTTTGGCCTTTGAGTACTACCGTCAGATTTCCCGGTCGGCGGCCACGAACATCATGGGCCGGAAGGTTGCGTTTGCGCACGGCAATCTGGCGATTGGCGACGCAGGCTCGCCCTCGGCCAGAACTTACGCATTCGCGCGGGCGTGCTGGGCGATAGGTAAGCTTGCAGACGGGGGCTACGCCACTTCGCGCAGTGGAAGCCGCACATTCCCCATCGACGAGCTTTGCATCGACTTCGGCGGCGCGCCGACGACTACGGTTACGATGCTCGCCACGTTCGACCAGACAACTGCTCCGGTCACGTACTCGCTGCGTGAAGCAAACGCTACGGTCGGCGCAGGGCAGATCTACTGGGTCGAGTACCCGAACTCCATCGTGTTCTGCCGGCTCGACATTGACGGCATCACGCGGGGGTCGAGCAACTTCGGCGACGGGTCTTCCGTCACGTTCAACCTGCCTTCGGCGGGCACGGGCTTTCGCTGGGACCGCTACAACGCAGCGACCTTCGTGCACCCAACTGTTTCGCGGCTGTCCATGCAGAGCCAGGACACGGCGTTTAACAGTGGCGCGACGAACGTGACGACTGTCAGCTTGCTGCCGCTGCACGGCGGCGCATTCCGTCGAGTGGCCGTCTAATGCCCACTATCGTCATAAGCGAGAACAGTGGCGCAGCGGTCACGGGCGGCTCAACCTCAATAACGCTCGCGGACCGCGACGCGATCCTCATCAGGTACTAACATGCCAGTTCGTCTCGACGGTACAACGTCCGATTTCATCGAGCTTTCGTCTACCGGACTGCCATCCTCCACCTCGTACACCGTAATTTTCTGGATGCAGGTGGTCAACGCCAACGCAGGCACAGACCGCAGCATTTTGACTTACGTCAACAGCGGTTTAGAGCATCGAATCTGGAGACCGACGTCGAACAATGACGGGGTGGCGGTGGACGGAGTAAGCGCCGGAAACCTCTCCGCGAACGAAGATCAATCGTCCTGGTATATGTGGGCGATAACAAGCTCCGGCACTGCTGCAGGCAACGGCAACGCATACTCGTGGAAGGTCGGCGACGCTGACGGCACATATGGCACGGCGTCATTCACGCCGAGCAGTTTTACGCCAGCGTCTGCCTACATCGGCGGCACGTTCTACAGCACCGGCCGCGATGCCCACTTCGCCTTCGTCAAGGTGTGGAATGCTGCGCTGTCCCTCTCCGAACTTCAGGCCGAACGCGCGCAAGGTTCAATCGTGCGCACCACCAACGTCAACCGCTACCACCGGCTGACAAACGCCGCTTATACCGCTGACGAAAGCGGCAACAGCCGCACGGTGACCTCTGCTGGCGCTGCGGACGGTGGCACGGAGCCCGTGCCGTGGATCTTCGCCAGCACGCCGCCCGTCGGCGCCAGCATTTTCTAAGGGAGAAGCCAATGTCGTCTTTGAAGCGCTACGAGGGATATTTGATGGTCGATCACCGGGCCAGCCCCGGCATCACCGAGGAGTTCGCGCGGGCGAACGGGTTTGAAGGGCCTATTGCGTCGGAAGGCAAAATGGTCGAATCTGCGACCCTTACGTGTGTCCACTGCGGCACCGGCTTCGTGAAGAACCCAGAGAGGTTCCGGCCGCGAGCTCACTGCAAGAAATGCGATCGGTATGTTTGCGACCAATGCGACCACACCAGGCAGCAGCCTGGGTACATTCATCGGTCGATCTTCGAGATAGCGGACTTGGTGCATAGCGGGCGCTACACCCTGGCCGGCACGCCAACAGCGCCCGTTTTGGTCCCCACTTCCAGGTCAGGAGAATAAGAAATGTCGAAGTTCCTTTTCCAGCAGAGCAACTGGACCCCCACCGCCACCGCCGACGCCTCCGCCATCGCCAACGGCGCGCACATGACGATCAAGGGCGGCTCCACCACGCAGATCCTGAAGGTGCAGGAAGTGATGGTGTCCGGCCTCGCGGCCTCCGTGTCGTCCCCGACGATCCTGCAGCTTGCTCGTGTCTCGACGCTCGGCATCACGCCGACCGCGCTCGCGGCGCCTGCCAGCGACGGCCCAATGCACGCCGCGACTGCAGCGCTCGGTGCCCCGCCCGTCACCTACACTGCCGCCGGCACCGGCCCGCAGCGCTCGGTTGCCACCTCGGCGGCGCGGCTGATGCTCAACCTGAACGCTTACGGTGGCATCGTGCGCTGGCAGGCGGCGCCGGAAGCGGAGTGGTACATCGTCGGCAACGCGGTGACCTTGGGCGAATCGACGCTCTCGGCCTTCACCGGCGGCACGGTCGGCGCGGTGTCGGCGCACCTGCTTTACGAGCCGCTCTGACCGGACAGGGGCGGTTGTGAGCCGCCCCTAGTTCCCTATGCCTGATATTTTCCGCGCGCCGCTGTACGTCCCGCGGCCCGCGCGGGCGCGGCTCGGCGACGGATTCGTCGCGCCGAACATATTGCTGACGACGCTGGCGGTCATCGCCACCGTAATTCCGATTGTCAACCAGCCGCTGCCCTCGCCTCCGCCGCGGGCGCGCATCGCGCATGTCGTCACGCGCCCCAACCTTAACCTGCTGACGCGCACCGCCGCGATTCCGCCCATTGTGCAGCAGGGCTGGCCGTCGCCGCCTCCCCGCGCATTCCAATTCCGCGCCCCCGCGCAGGGCATCCCGCTCGCCCTCCGGCCGGCAAGCGTGGCCGTGCCGCCCGTTGCCGCGCAGGACTGGCCGGCGCCTGTAACGCGCCGCAAGACCAGCGCCCCGCTGCACTTCTTCGCGGCGCTCGCCGCCGTCCAGCCAGAGCGCCCCTTCGCGCAGGTCGAGTGGCCGGCCCCGCTGCGAGCGCGCCCCGCGCGTGCCGATCAGGCGCCCAACCTCGCCCTGCAGGCGTTCGTCGCCGCTGTCGCGCCGCCGATCTTTAACCCGCCAGACGCAGCGCCGCAGCGCAGGCGGGCAGCAGCCGACCTTGCCCTGCCCAACCTTGTCCTGACGAACCTGACGCCTGTAACAGAGCCTCCGTTCGCCCAAGATAAGTGGCCGGCGCCCGCAACCCGCCGGACGGTCAGCTACCCCAGGCACTACTTCGCAGCGCTCGGCGCCGCCGCCGCGCCGCTCGACCTCCCGTTCCGCCAGCAGGACTGGCTGCCGCCGCGCCGCGCCGACTGGATGCGCGGGCAGGCGAACATCTCCGTGTCCTTCCAGAAGGAGATCACCGAATTCCCGCCGGGCCGCCAGTTGGACTGGCCGTCGCCGCGCCGCCGCGTCCTGCAGGTGCCCCCGGTCTATCGGGGCATCCCGCTGGCCTTCATGCCGCCCGCGCCGCCGCCGCCCTTTGCGCAGGTCGATTGGCCGGCAGCGCGGCGCATGGCTCCGCTGGCTCGAGGCGAAGTCTCGAACGTGCTGCTGCTGGGCGTGCTGTTCCGCGCCCCGGACTTGCTGCCGTTCAACCAGTTCGATTGGCCGGCAGCGCGGCGCCACCCGACGCGCGACACCCGCTACGCGCTCACCGGCACGCCGCTGCCGAACGAGATTCCGCCGCCCGTCGTGGTTCCGGACCCGCCCAGCGGCGGCGGTGGTGGTGGCGGCGGCGGCGGCGGTGGCGGCGAATGGTACAAGGCCGACCGCAAGCGCCCCACGGTCTTCGACAAGCTGCGCCGCGACATCCGGCAGGCCGTCATCGACGAGAAGGTGATCCGCGATGTCTACAAGGAACTCACTGCGGATACTGCCTCCGAGCAGGCGATTGATTCGATCCTCAAGGTCACGCGATCGAGCTCACCGCCTGCGGTGGACAGCATCGACTGGAGCGCGGTATCGAAGGACGCCGACGCGGTGGGCGCGCTGCTGCAGGCCGCGCGGGCTGAGGAGATGCGGCGAGAAATAGAACAAGACGACGAAGACTGGCTGCTTTTCTAGGGGATCAAAATGCCGACCTATGAGTACGAGTGCGCTTGTGGCAACACCTTCGAGCGCATCTTGCCCGCACGCGAGTACAAGGCGGAGCAGTGGTGCCACTGCGGCTTGCAGGGCCGCAAGATCATCTCGCGGCCCATGCTCGTCAGCGTCAAGCAGGACGTGTGCTACGACTCGCCGATCGACGGCCGCCCGATCACGTCGTGGGCGCAGCGAAGGGAAGACCTCGCGCGCAACGGCTGCCAGGAATACGACCCGATGATGCGCCAAGACTACGACCGGCGGCTCAAGCGCGAAGACGCGGAGCTCGACTCCAAGATCGAGGCAACGGTCGAGGAGGAAATCCAGAAGATGCCGAGCCGGAAAAAAGAATTGCTGGCTCAGGCGATCGACTCCGGCGCCAGCCCGACTCCCGAGCGCAGCACCGCGGCGCTTTCAACTGTCACGAGGATTGAACAATGAACATGCGAGACGAGGGCGGCGAAAGCACGCTGGATATTGATTCTGCTGTGGAAGACATCGGCGCTGACCTGGGCTTCGGCCCCGGCGATGACAGCGAATCCGACGAAGCCGTGCAGGACGACGCTGACGTGCCAGAGGACGACGAGGCGCCAGCCGACGATGAGCTGGCCGAGCCTGAAGCCGATGACGAGGCCACGGCCGCCGTCACGCCCGAACCCGTCACGGCTCGCGAGGCGCCGAAGTCGTGGGCGAAAGAGATGCACACAGAGTGGTCGAAGCTCGACCCCAAGACGCAGGACTATTTCCAGAAGCGGGAAGACCAGTTCCACCAGGGGCTTGAGCAGTACAAAGGCGCCGCGCAGTACGCCAAGTCGATCTCTGACGTTGTCGCGCCCTACCGGGAGGTTCTGGCGTCGCAAAAGCTGCAGGAGCCACAGGCCATCGCGTCCTTGATGCGCGCCCACGTCGCGCTGACGACCGGATCTCAGGAATCCAGGCGCTCGGCGTTCCAGCAACTGGCGAAGAACATGGGGTATTCGATGGATGGCGGGGTCATCGCGCCGCCCCCGCCGCCTACGCAATACGAGCGAGATTTGCAAGATCGTTTGGATCGTATAGACTCGGAACGCGCACAGCAGTCGGCAGCCGAACAAGAACGAATCTCTGCCGAGGTTACTGCGCAAGTCGAAACCTTTGCGGCCGACCCAGCCAACGTCCACTTCAGTGATGTCGCGCACGACATGCGCCGCCTCATTAACGCAGGTGTGACGGACCTCGGGGAAGCCTACAAGGCAGCCATCTGGCTCAACGAAGTCTCGCGCGCAAAGGAAATCGCCACCCTGCAAACACAGTGGACGGCCGATTTCAAGAAGCAGTCGCGAGCCAAGTTCGAGGCCGCAAGCCGAGACGTCTCGGTGAATGTCCGCGCTGCCGATTCCCAGCGGCCTCCAACAGAGCCCAAGGGGAAATTCCTGTCCGATATGTCGATGCGAGCCGAACTCGCAAAGATAAAAAACCGCGCATAAAACCCCTTATCGGAGTCACCGAACATGCCTTCCCCGAATGCAACCTTTACCGAACTGGTCAGCACCACGTTCCGCAAGCACCGCAAGGAAATCAAGGACAACCTGTCCAACCGCAACGCGCTGCTCAAGTACATGATGAAGCGCGGCAACATGCGCAAAGAAGACGGCGGCCTATCCATCGCCACGCCGCTCGATTACCAGGCGAACAGCACCTACCAGCGCTACAGCGACTGGGACGCGCTGAACATCTCGGCCTCGGACGTCATCTCGGCGGCCGAGTACCAGTGGCGCCAGATCGCGATGAACGTGGTCGCCTCGGGCCGCGAGCTGCGCATCAACTCTGGCGACTCGCGGATCATCAACCTCTCCAAGGCGCGCATCAAGAACGCCCTCCGCACGTTCAACAACAACTTCTCGTCGGACCTCTACTCGACGGGCGGCCTGACCAACCAGATCAACGGCCTGCAAGCGCTGGTCGCGGACGTTGGCACCGGCACGGTTGGCGGCATCGACTCCTCCGCGTTTCCCTTCTGGCGCAACACGGTCATCGACGCCTCCGACCTCGGCGTAACGCCGTCTGCAACCACGATCGAAACGGGCCTGATGCTTCCGGCGTGGCTCTCCGTTGATCGCGGACCGGACGACCAGACAGACCTGATCGTTGCCGACAACAACTACTTCCAGTTATTCGAGTCGTCGCAGGTTTCAATCAAGCGTTACAACGACACGTCGAAGGGGAACGCCGGCTTCACGGCGCTGCGCTACAAGAACGCGGACGTGATCTACGACGGCAACTCGGGCATCCCCGTCAACCGCATGTACTTCATCAACACGAACTACCTGGAGCTGGTCGTTCATGAGGATGCGGACCTGAACATCATGGACGAGGCGCGTCCGGTGAATCAGGACGGCGCGGTGATCCCGATTCTCTGGATGGGCAACCTCACCTGCAGCAACCGCAAGCTGCAGGCCGTCATCCTTCCGTAATCGCCAAGGGCGGCGATCAAACGCCGCCCTGGCACACGAACAAAAATCAGGAGACAAGATCATGTTTTCACCAATCAATCTCGCGGGCGTCACGCCCTTCAACGACTGGTTCGCAGTCGATACCACGCAGCGGCACCCGCTCGGCTACCTCGTCGATGGCGTCGATCCGTACTGGGGCTACGCGCAGTTCCGCTACGTCAAGAGCAACGACGCGATCCTCAAGGGCTCGGTCTGCCGCGTCGGACAGGCCCCGACCTTCCTTGCAACGCTCGTCCCGATCACCGCCAACCTCGCGCAGCCGCTTGGCATCGCGATGGTGCCGATGGCCTCCGGTACGTTCGGCTGGCTTCAGGTGGTCGGCAGCGCCGTATACGCGATGGGCGCGACTGCGGCGGCGGACGGCGCGCTTGGCATCTTCACGTCGGCTGGTTCGTTGACCGGCACGATCGTGGCGGGCCGCGGCGTGATCGGCATCCACCACCACCGCGCGCCTGCGGCCACGATCACCGTTGCGGCGAATACCCGCAACGGCTCGAACGCGATCACGACGAACGGCTACGACGGCTTCTTCCTCGGAATGACGCTGACCGGCACCGGCATCAACGGCTCCGCGACCGTCGTGGCGGGGCTCGACCCGGATGGCAACACCATCTACACCGGCTCGGCGATTGGCACTCTCACTGGGCGCAACTCGACCGCGACCGGCTCGATCACGCTGACCGGGACGTATACCGGCTTCGGCAACGGGTACATCCAGTACCCGACGAGCGGTTCTCAGGTCACGGCGTAATCAGGGTCTGACGACCAGCGGGGCGGTTGCGAGCCGCCCCGTTTTCACAGGAGGAAGACATGCTCGTAGGTCAAGTTTCTGAGCGCACCGATCGCCCCGCCTACGTTCGCTTCGAGCGCGTGGCGAAGGAGAACAAGGCACTGAGCCTGCAGGAAGGGAAGTTCGTCGCCACGGACGTGGACTACGCGCTAATCACGCCGCCGTACTCGAAGGACGTGATCCGACAGAAGGTGGCCTCGTGGTTCGACAACCTCGAGCAGGACGTGCGCAACGACCGCATTCCCGAAGCATGGGCGAAGCTCTACAGGGACGCATACCGGGCCTGGCAGAACGGCCAGGAGATTCCTCCAAACGGCAGCCCGATCAGGGGCTGGGGCGTCCTGTCTCCCGCGCAGCAGGAGAACCTTCTGCGCATCAACATCCTGACCGTCGAAGACCTGGCCGGCGTCAACGACGAAGGCTTGCGGCGCGTCGGCATGGGCGCGCAGGAGCTGAAGCAGAAGGCTGTCGCGTGGCTGCGCACGCTGCACGACCGCGGCCCGCTGACGCAAGAGAACGCGGCGCTGAAGTCCGCGAACGACAACCTGCTGATGATGATCGAGACGCTGACGGAGCAGAACCATCTGCTGCGCGGCAACATCGCGACGCCAGTCGCCGAGGAAGCAATCTCGGCGAACGAACTTCTGGACGAGGACGAGCCTGCGACGAAGATTGCGCCTGGCAAGCGCAAGTAATTTCAGCGAGGACGACGCATGACCCTGCTTGAGTGCATCCAGCGAATGTGTCGTGCGACTGGCATCAGCGTACCGGCTGCGGCGGTTGCCAGCACGTCGGCGTCTGTGCAGCAGATTGTCGAGCTTGCCAACCAGGAAGGCCGCGCGCTCTCGCGCCGGCATGACTGGCAGGAGCTGACCTTCGAGGGGTCGTTCACCACGCTCGCCGCGGAGTCGCAGGGCACGCTGGCCTCGATCATCGGCGGCACGCAGACGTTGCGTAAAATCGTCAACGAGACGATCTGGAACCGCACGACCCAGCAGCAGATTTGCGGCCCCCTGAGTCGCCAGAACTGGCAGGGGCAGAAGGCGCTGTCGCTCACGGGTCCGTACCCGCAGTACCGCATCCGTGGCAACACGCTGCGCTTCTACCCCCAGCCTCCTGCCGGCGAGTCGTGCTTCTTCGAGTACGTCTCGAATTGCTGGTGCCAAGCCATCAGCTCTGGCGCGTTCCGAATCAACGTAGCGGCCGACACCGATCAGATCCTGCTGAACGAAGAACTGTTCATGGCGGGGCTGGAGTGGCGCTGGCTGCGCAAGAAGGGCCTCAGCTACGCCGAAGAATTCGCGTCCTACGAAGAACTCGTCAAAAACGAAATAGGCAACAACGCCACCAAGGCTGCTCTGGCTATGGACGGCGTCGCGCGCGGGCCGCGCCCCGGCATTATCGTGCCGATCGGTAGTTGGAACCTGCCGTGATGCGCCGCGCGCAGGAAGTCGCAGTTCGTCCGGGCCGGCAGAAGTCTCGTTCCGTATCGCTGCCGGCGCCCATAGGCGGGTTGAACGGGCGCGACGCGCTGTCGAACATGGCTGCGACCGACGCAATCGTGCTTGAGAATTTCTTTCCTGACGCGACGTTTGTTCGTCGGCGCAAAGGCAATTCCACGTTCGCGACCTTTACAGGCGACTGCCAGACCGCCGTAGATTACGCCGGGCTAACTTCGACGAAGCTGTTTGTCTGCGTCAAGAATGGCAGCGACTTTCGCATTATTGAGGCGACAGCTGGCGGCGCCATCTCGACGGCCGTGGTCGGCGGAAGCGGCCCTGCAATTCAGGCGCTAACTTCAACGATTTTCGACTCGGTCAACATCGGAACCACTGGCGGCCAGTTCCTGCTGATGTGCAACGGCACGAACCCGATGCTGGAATACGACGGCACGACGTGGTCGGCCGGCGCGATCACCGGCGTCACCGGCGGCACGAGCGCGATTAAAACGATGGCGTTGTTCCAGAACCGCCTGTTCATGCTCGCAAAGGACACGTTCGACGTTTGGTATCTTGCGGTCGGCACGAAGGCTGGCGCTGCTACCAGACTCAACATGGGCTCGCTGTTCGAGCTCGGCGGCTCGCTGTCTGCACTCGTCACGCTGTCTCTGGATAGCGCATCCCAGACGGCCGATCACATCGGATTCGTTTCAACCCAAGGAGAGATCGTTGTCTACAAGGGCGACGTTGCTGACGCAGCCTCTTGGACGCGAGTCGCCGTTGTCCGTCTTGGGAGGCCGATCATGTACGGCCAGCGAACGTGGGCGAAGATTGGCGGAGAAGCTGTCATCACGACAGTTGACGGCGTCATGCCGCTTTCTCAGTCAATCGTCAAAAACACGCGAGATACCAGCATCTCGCTGTCGGACAAGATTCGCGGTACCTACGATTTCGCGATCAACACCTACGGCACGGCCTACAACACCATTGGCTTTGCGGTAATTTTCCATCCATTTGGAAGGAAGCTGCTGTTCAACGTCTATGCGGGCGTCACGTCTTACCCGCGCGAGCAGCCCGCCTACCAGTTGGTGATGAACACCGAAACGAAGGCGTGGTGCAAGTTCACAAATTGGAATGCAATCTGCTGGTTGGTGACGGGAGACTTGCTCTACTACGGCATGGATGGGAAGTTGGTTCAGGCCGATACCGGGAATCGCGACCAAGAGGAAGCCACGGTAAATGATCGCTTCATCGTTGCCTACGCAAAGCAGGCGTTCAACTACTTCGGGTCGCGCGGCACAATCAAGCACTTCAAGGCTTTGCGCTTCAACGAGATGATGTTCCCAGGCTACCTGACGGACATTTATCAGGGCATCAATGTGGACTTTCAAGATTTCGTTCCAACAGACTTCCTGAATCAAAGCACGCTGTCGAGCGGCGGCGTTGACTACGATACGATTATTTCCGAATGGATCGGCACGACTGGCGCGGGCTATTGCGCGGCACCGTACCTTGCGCTTCTTCCTGCGAACAATGGCCTGACGTTCGCTTGGGCATCCACCGACATAATTTTCGAGACTGGCGGAGTTCTCTGATATGGCAACCCCACCGGTAGCGCCGAACCCCTACGACGTCACGAACCGCCAGACGCGGCTCAATCAGCAGAACGCGCAGTTCAACGCGGGGATGAATCGTGGCAACACGAACACCCCTGTCGGCAGCAGCACGTACACGCAGCGCACGGACCCGACCACTGGCGCCACGATCTGGGACCAGAACATCAGCCTCGCGCCCGACCAGCAGCGGCTGCTGACCGCGCAGCAGGGGCAGGATGCATCGCTCGCCGGCGCCGGCTCGGCGCTCGCGGGGCAGGTTTCCAACGCCTTCTCCAGCCCGCTCGACATGAGCGCGCTGCCGGCGTTGAGCTCCAGCGTGGACACCAGCGGGCTGCCGTCGCTCTATGGCGCCGACGACCTCCTCGGCGCCCGTCAGCAGACGCAGGACGCGCTCTACAAGGCGCGCACTCAGTACCTCGACCCGCAGTACGCGCAGTTGGAGTCGAACTTCAACACGCGCGCCGCCAACCAGGGGCTCGTGGAAGGCTCGCAGGCATGGACGCAGGCGCGCGACCAGTTCACGCGCGAGCGCGGCTTCGACTACAGCAACGCGCAGACGCAGGCGATCACTGGCGGCATGAACGAGATGCAGGGGCTGTCCAACATCGCTGGCGGCAACCGCTCGCAGTTGTTCGGCGAGCGCCTGACCAACGCGAACCTCGGCAACAATTCGCGCACGCAGGCGCTGTCGGAGGCGCTGACGGCTCGATCGCAGCCGCTTAATGAGTTCAACGCGCTGCGCGACGCGACGCGCGTGACCGTGCCGCAGTTCAACGCGCCGGCGAACGTCTCGGCGCAGGCCGCGGACCTCTCTGGGAACGTGAACACGAACTTCCAGAATGAGGTTGACCTTTACAACGCGCGGCAGGAGACGCAGAACGCGGAACGCTCGGGCCTCGTGAACCTCGGCACCAGCCTGCTCAATGGCCCCGTCGGCACGGGTATCGTCAACGGCGCCCGCGATGTATTCGGGCGGCTCCTCGGCGGCGCCGCGCCCGCTGCGGCGGCTCCAGCAGCAGCAGCTCCTGCGGGGGCGCCAGCGGCGGCAGGGGGCGTCCCTTGGGGCACGGTAGCCGGAGGCGCTGCGCTGCTCGGGGGCGGCCTGCTGGCGGTTGACGGCATCAGGAACGGCAGGGAGGGGCAGGCGGCGCTCGGCGGTGGCATTGCGGCAGCAGGAGGGGCTTCTCTGCTGGGGTACTCAGGGCTCGCGGCACTCGGTCCGATCGGACTCGTGGGCGCGGGCGTCGCGG